TGGTATTTTCGATGCGATGGTCAACCGAGTGAACTATGTGCCAGTCAAATAAACTGTCCACCCACTTCCCCATTCCAGAATTGTGTGCTATAATTCATAGGTAAACCACACGGAACAATGCCGCAATTCACTCTCATTTGCACAGACGAAGACAACACAGTATCACGAAAGGAATTTGAGGCGACTGTTCTAGACGAAGTTGTTGAAAAAACTGCTGACTTCCTGAAGGGAGTTGGTTATTGTTTTGAAGATCTTCAAACTCAGGTGTATCCTCTCCCCGATGAAACACCTGACTATGACACGCTTTATCGGAATTCCGATACCTGATACATATTACAGTAGTTTACTAAATTTTCAAACTTAGACATGGGTAAGACTTTTCGTAGAGGTGGTAACGAACGAGGTTACTACTCTTTCGGTAAATCTATTCGAGATAAGCGAGCAAAAGGAGGAACCAATCGTACAAACTGGGGGGATGACTACAATGAAAAAACAAAAGAGTCAAAATCTAAAGGGCGACGAACAAACAGTGTCGAATTTGAAGATGACAGTTGGTGAAAATGACTTCGATGAATTTGAAAGAATTTATGAAGACATTGAATATGATGATGGAACTGCGGTAGAC